CTCAAGGATGTTCCTCGCTTCTTCTATTACTGATTGAAGACGACGCATTACGGACTGACGCATTGCATCGTCACCGTTGATGACGTTGAGATCGGCGTGCGCGATCGACGCCATTAGGCTCTGCAGCTCGGTTACTTCCGCAGTAGCTGGCAGACTTTTGTATGCGGCACGGAAAGCGTTGTGCGCCTTGGGCGAGAACTGATCCTCGACCATGTTGTCGCGCGCCATGAGGTTGGCCGCAGTGCGAGCGTGATAGATCGGCTCGCGTTCATCGCGTTGCAGCTCGTACCTCATGCCGCAGCCTCGGATGCGTTGTCCTGCACGGGTGCCTCGGTGATGACCGGGCGTCCCTTGGGCGCGTACTTCTTGGCGATCTCGGCAGCGCTCGCCTGCAGGTCAGCTTCCATCTGCGCGATGTTGACGGCGTTGTTGCCGGTGCCACGCACCGCGCTGAACTGTCCGGCAAACGCAGAATAGTTAATGAGGTCGATCCAGGTGTCGCTCTTCGTCGGGCTCTCGACGGAGCGTGCGAGCTTCGTTGCGATGTGGAAGATGCACACCTCGAACGGCGAGACGTTACGATTGAGAAGTAACGACGCCATGTTGGCGATGCGCTCGAAGCAAGGCTCGACGGGGCCATACTCCTGGCCACGCTCGCCAAGGATGCGGGCAGACGCAGAGATATAATCAGTGTGGTGCATGGAATACTCCTGTTGGGATTGATGTTGGCGGGGTCGCCACAGTTACTTGAGTAAGTAACAAGGTCGTCTCAGGTGCGGATCTGTCTCAAAAAATCCTGAGCACGCTGACGAGCTGCGTCATCTTGGTGAATGAGCAGGTCTTTAATAATGTCAGCCGCAGCCTGTAGCTGGATGCGTAGTTCTTTGGTCTTATGCTCGAAGGGAGGGACCGTTTGTTTATGATCGGTTACTTCCGAAGGTACCCCCATCAGAGACAGGTCGATCAGGCGCTGCATCTTCTCTTGGAAACTTGTTGGTGCTTCCTCGGGAGACTTGGACGTCAGATCCTCGAGCTGCATTTCGAAGGCGGCAGCGATGGCTCGCAGGACCTTTGGACCTGCGGGTTGCTTGCCGACTTCGATGCGTTGGACTGTTGCGTGATTGATGTATGCGCGCTTGGCCAGCTCATGTTGAGACCAGCCATGAATTACGCGCATTTGTCTGATCTTCGCGCCAATACCCATGGGCAGTAACTTGTATAGTAAACTCTCTATACATTCAATTACTGCGCTGTCAGTCCTGAGCTTGGCCTCGATGGCAAGATCCATCTGCCGCATGAACTCTGCACGAGGTAGACCGTTTGCGATCAGTTTACCTGCGAGTAACCCGCACATGACGAGCGCGATCACACCCAGATCGGCATCGTTGTCGTCAGCGATGTCGGGGATCTCGTTGACGATGTGACCAGCGATGTCGGCAGCGCGCGAGAACTGGCTGAGTTGATCTTCGTCAATGATGGTCGTCATGAGCACACCTCTGAGCAGTTGTTGTTCTTGTCGCAGCACACGGAGCAGACGATCACCTTGCCGTTGACGACGTAGGTGTGGGTGCTGCACGCAGCCCATGCCGCAGTAGCGGTGAGCAGCGCGATGATGGTGATGGCCAGTCTCTTCATGGTTACCTCCAGAAAGTAAGGATGGACTTCTTCACGGGTGCCGGGCGCAGGCCCAGCAGCGTCTCGCGGGCGTTGACAGCTTGCTCGCGTGTCTCGACCTCGAGTGCTTTGATCGACAGCTCGTTACGCTGACGAGTAACTTCCTCGCGCTCCTGCACGAGCTTGCCGTAGTCATCGACCAGGCGGCGGGACGCAGCAGCGACAGCGCGCGAGAGCGTGGACTGCTGAGCGGGCGTGAGTGCGCTGATGTCGGCGTGCTGCAGCCGCTCGACGAGCTGCATGAGCGTGTCGTTGTCGGCGTCATCTTTGCCGAACACGGCGTCGGGGTGCTTATTGATCTTCGCGTTGAACGTCATGGGTTACTCCTGAGAGTTGGGGAGGTAGACTTTGGTGACGTGGACGTCGGTGGTGTATGATTGCAGGCCGGAGAGTTCGCACCCGCCTATGTGTCGGGCTTCCTCTTCGCTCGAGGCGAGCACCATCACCTCGTGCTCAGAAGTGATGGTGCCCTGCACGAAGTAGTATCGCTTGCCGGGTACGCTGGATTGAAATGGGTCCTCGAACTCGTCGAGCAGGATGATGCCGTCTTTGTCGTCGCAGTCGCATGGTGTTGCGATGCCGCAGGTGGTGCAGATGTCGATCATTCGTTACTCTCCATGGTTACTGTTAGGCGTCACGACACTCTTCGTATCGGTATCGAAGAGAGCTCAGTCAGCGCGTTGTTCGCGCACGCTGATGCACGCTCTGCGGCGTTCTTTATGGCGTGCAGTCTGTCAAACATACTGCTGCCAAACGAGCCGCTATTATCCATGAGGCACTGCACGATGTAATTCACTTGGTTATTAGTGTCGTAAATTTGCGAGGCGATGAGGTTGAGATCATTCACTCGCACCAGCTTGAGAAACGGATAATTGAGGCTGACGAAGCGAGAGAGTGCGTCGACGACGTCTCTATTGTCGTAGCCGCCGAGTAGTAAAAGTAAGTGCGCTTCGATGATTTCGGGTTGTGATGGTGTTGGTTCGTCTGTCATTGGTCGTAACTCTTGCCAGTAATCTTGCGTGCATCGTCGACGAACATCTTCCACCATTGGTAGAGGTCGTCGTAGCTGGGCGGGCACCATGTGCTGTGCAGCACCTCGCCGACGTTCGGCATCTGCGCCAGGCGTTCGACGAGGATGATATAGTTGGTGATGTGCGGTTTGAGTTCGGCGTCCATCGTTACTCTCCGAAGTGACGGTTGAGAAAATCACGCAGGGTGCGGATCTCTTCTTTGCTGAAGAGGAACCAGCCGTCGCGTGTGTATGGGTTGCCGTCGTCGTCCGTGCCGTCGTTCTCTACTTCGAGAAGTAACTCGTCGCCTCGAACCCGCAGGCTGAGACGCTCGCCCTGATCTTCAACGCAGTCGAAATCATCATCGAGCACGGGCTCACGAACGAATGAAATGAATGGGTCGTCCATCGTCACTCCTCCTCGAACCAATCGAACAACGCAGCAGCGCGCACTTCGGAGCGCAGCATACCGAGCGAGAGGATAGACACGAGGTCGTCGTACAATCCGCACAGCGAGACGGTGAAGTAGATCAGTTGGTATCGAAATGTTGGCAGGTCATTGAAGCGAGGGATGAATGGTCGCATGTTACTCTCCGTGGTTACGCTGCGATGGTGTGATGGTGGAATGGTGTGTTGTCATTGGCATCGTCGATCGTCTGGCGCATCTCGCGCAGATCGAACGTCATGACCTCGCGATCGTCGACGGGGCGGAGCTTACTGCCGAAATAGAGTTGGTTCTTCTTCGTGAAAAACGGACGACCGAACCCGAGCAGGTCGAACAAACCATTCAACCGATCCTTCGTGGTCGGCGTCGGATAGCCGCAGAAGGACACGCTCAGGATGTTGTCATTGCGTGTCCCATCTTCGTTGACGCGGGCGAACTCTGCGATGGGATGGTAGTGCAGGAAGAGCGTTCTGCCGTCGGTGTGAGAACGAGCGGCACGAGCGGGCACGCCTTTGATGAAGGCTGAACAGATCTTGCGTGTTTCCTTACGCATGGAAGTTACTCCCCTAGTAATTGATGGATGAAGGCATTGGGTCGGGTTGCGGGCCGCGAGATGAGAGCGCGGTTGCATACGCGATGGCAGTTGAACGCTGCGCGAAAGACTGGCGGCGCAGCACGCGATCGTTGCGGGTGTCAATGGCTGACACCCACCATCCGTTGAGACCTGCACGCACGTTGACAAGGATGCCGTCGACCAGGCGTGTCCAGATTACTTCGCCAGTTACGCTCATCGCGCGTACTCGATGGCGAGGTAGAGAAAGAAGGCGAGGATGATGAAGCCTTCACGCATGGCGCTTTCTCCGGTTACGTTTCGGAGTAACGGGCACGGGGATGAAGATCGGCATGGGTGCGGGGAACACGAGTTCGCCGAGGCGCTCGCACTGTTCCTTGAAGTATCGATCGGCGACGGACTTGACGTCGTAGCGTGTGTTGCGGCGGGGCATGGTTACTCTCCTGAAGTTACTTGGTGGGCTCGATGGTGAATACGAACACGTCCTCGCCGCGCATTGCGGCGCCGTCGTAGTGGTGCGGGTGCTGGAGATCTTCTTCCCATGCGAACACTTCGCCCGGCACGAGCTTGATCGCTTCTTCCAGCGTCTCAGCAGTGCCGATCGTGATGCGTGCAGGCACGTTGCCTGCGTATGCCATTTCCTGAACAACGAACGTCATTGGTTACTCTCCTCAGTAAAAGATGCGGTACGAGAAATTGCAGTCGATCGTCGCGGCATCGTCGCCGGGACCGTCATAGCAACCGTAGTAAACGATGGTCGCTTTGCCCTCGAAGTACTCGTCCGTGAGATCGAGGAAGAAAGCATTGGTCGTGAGAACGTCGAGGAAGCGGTTCATGGGTTACTCCCGGAGTTAGAGCGATGCGGGGTCGATGGGCGTGTCGGCGAGCACGACGGCGATCAAGCCTGCATCGCGCTTGGATGGCTTGAAGTGCACGAGCGCGTGCATCTTCGCCTCATAGAGAGACGATGCTTCAAACTCGATGCGGCGTGACTTGAAGAACGCGATGTAGGTACGCATGGCGGTTACTCCTGAAGTTACGGGGGGACGATCGCGCGGGTGAGTGCGCGCGTTGTGATGGTGTGATGGTGGAAGGCGGGGGGCGCTTGGCCCCCCGTTACTGTGAGAGTTACGCGGCAACCCCGAGCGAGGCGAGGTGTGCGCGGGCCTTGGCGATCTCAGCGGCGCGGGCGAGCGTGGCGATCTGCGCCTCGAGTGCAGACTTGGCGGCAGTCGCGCCTTCCAGTGCGATCGGGGTGTCGCTCTCTTCGTTGAGCTTGATCGCTGCCTCGACTGCCTTGAGAGCAGCCTTGAGCTGCTGCTCAATGGTGCGGGCCTTGGCTTCATCCTTGGCCATTGCCGCCTCGATCTCGTCGTCAGTCAGCGCATAGTCGGGGGACTTGAGTTGGTTGCGCACGACCTGGATATAGGCGTTGACGGCAGACTTCTTCTCGACCTGCATGTTACCGTAGAGAGTAACCGCGCGGCCCATGACGTCGACGGCATCGACGGTGGTGAGCGAACCGAACTCGATGACTTTGGTCATCTCGCTCTTGGTTTTCTTGACGCTATCGGTTGAGCGCTCGTGAACCGCCTTCTTGCCCTGCGCCTCAATGAACGTCTCGACGATCATCATGGCATCGTCTTTGGACACGACACCATCGGCTGCGGCAGAGACGGTGCGCACGATCATCTTAGGCCATGCGTCATTGCCGCTCGCCTTATCGCGAGCATAGGAACGGACGTCGGAAAGCAGGTCAGCGAGGCGGTTATCATTGCGGATGGTCATAGTGGTTTCTCCATGGGTGTGGGACCGGCAGTCTTGCCGGGTGTGGTTGCAGTGTAGTTTCAGGGTGTGGGTTACTCTGGAAGTTACAGCAAAGTAACAAAGAGCTCGCGGGAGCTAATTCTAATTCTAAATGTTTTTTTTGAATGAACCTATAGGGGTGTGATGGTGTGATGGTGTGATGGTTTTAGAATAAGGCCATCACACCACCGGGGGGTCGCGCGCGCGCGTGGGGGGTTATATTGTTTTTAGAATTAGAATTAGAATTAGATATAGAAGAGGCCCCATTGCGTGCGGGTAACACTCGCCCACCGTCAGAAGTGTTGACGAAGAACGCGGGCCATCGTCATGCCGGTGGGGATACGTTGAACCCTGACACCATCACACGATACCGGCGTGCGATCGTGTTCGATCGTGTAGAAAGGCTTGGAATATTCCAGCGAGGCGAGCACGCGCGCCTGACGTTTGGCCTTCTCATATTTCGCTTGCAGGTTGCGGTTAACTTGTGAGCCCATGATGGTATCCTTTCGGTTACTTTGAGAGTTACAGGGTTAAATTGACAAACGGGAAAACAATTCTCCCGCGCGGGTCGCACACTCCGCGCGGGTTTAATGGTGTTATTCGGTTTAGGCGTTGAACCGAAAACCGTCCGGGGTATCGCTTGCCACCGGAGCGCCGCGCATCGTCGCATCGTCGTCGATGCTTTGCGCGGGAGCGATAGGCGCGGCTAATATCACTCGCGCTCGCTCACGTCCCCGATCAGCCGCTCGCGCTTTCGCGCGCCCCATGGCATCCGGTTTTCGCGCGTCAGGTCCCCATGCGGTGCGCGGGTGCCGGGGTGCGATGGATCGCACGCTTGCGGCAATGGGCGCATGGGCGAGCGGGTGGAAAGCCCGCGACTGTTTCAGTAATTCCGTTGCACCGTCCTCTCGTTGGTGGGTTACACCATAGGGTCGGCGGTAACTCGGAAGTAACCGGACCCCCCACCCCCGAACGGACAGGGGGGGCGGGGTGGGGGGTGGCTCTTTTTTGGGTACCTTAAAAATATCCAGGACCTAAAAACCTTGATGTAACCTTTGTGATACTTCCGCTATACGCAGACATGAAAAAGCCCCCTGCGGGGGCCTTGCACCAAAACACCATCACACCCTTGAACCTCACCACACCCCCGCTAAACTCAGTGCACCAAAACTGCACCGGGTTCTTCGCAACCCATTGATGTTATGGTGGAAGTGGTCCCATGGGATCTGGGGTTAGCGTATGTCGACCCCCTGGTCGCAAGTCGCGGATAAATCACAAAAAATCGTTTGTTACCAATAAGATACCTTCGTCGGAGGACGCGGGTTACATACGCTTGAGTTGACCTGTGGGAGGTCCTGATCCATCTTCAGTGCACCACCATCGCACCAAATCACAAGACACCTGGTGCAGTGTAACCCACTGGAAACCCACGAAAACCACCCATGGCCTCCATCTTCAAAGTCGCGTCAGGCAAGTGGCGCGTGCAGGTCCGTCGCAAGGGCCAGGCTCCCATCTCGGAGTATTTCACCTCCCACGCCGAAGCCGTCCGCTACGCGCGCGGGCTCGAAGTTGACTTCGATCGGCAGAAGCGCACCCCTGCCGGGGTGCGTACCACCTTCGCAACCGTGATCGACGCCTACACCAACAGCCTACGCCACAAGGTCGGCACCACCAAAGAGTGGAACCTTCAGATGCTGAAGGACCGGTTGGGGCATGTGCGGATCGATGAGCTGACCCAGGCGCGGGTGTCCGAGTTCCTCAAGCAGCGCGAGCGCGACGGGGCTGGACCCGTCACGAACATGCAGACCTTTTCGTACCTTCGTACCGCACTGCGGTATGGCGGGGCGCACATCGAGGCGGGCGAGGCCATCGCCGAGGCGCTCACCCGGATGCAGCTCCTGTGGGATGCGATGATGCACACCAAGCAGATCGCCCACTCCAAGCATCGTGACCGGCGTCCGACGGAGGAGGAGTTGGGCCATTTGATGGACCATTTCGACAGTCGCCCCCGGTCCAAGATGCCCATGACGGACATCATGCTCTTCGCGATCTGCACCGCCATGCGGCAGGGCGAGATCCTGCGCATCCGGTGGGAGGACTTCGACGAGGAGAAGCGCTTGATATTGGTCAGGGGGAGAAAAGACCCAACGCAAGCTGGTGGGCGCGACCAGAGCGTGCCCCTCTTGCGCGGTCATGTTCGGGTGGCCAACAAGGCGCAGGACCCGGTCGAAATCATGCTGCGTCAGATCAGCGCACGGCGCAGAACGGGGTCGATTTTTCCGCATAGCAAGCCGACGGTCGTTAACGCCTGGATACACGCGACCGACACCCTGAAAATAAATGACCTCACCTTCCATGACCTGCGTCACGATGGGGTATCGAGGATGTTTGAAGCGGGTTATGATATTCCACAGGTCGCTGCTGTGTCCGGGCACAAGAGCTGGAAGAACCTCCAGCGCTATACGAATTTACGACCCGAGAACGTGCAGCGTTAAACTGTTGTCCTTTATGGCTGGAAATGGTGCAGTTGACGCTCTCCGCGTCAGGTGCATTTTCCCCCATATCAGCACTGAAGTGGGGTGGAGATGCAGGATCAGGACATCGCGCTGTCTTCAACATTAAGAAGTGATCTGGAGATCTTTTCTGAGGACGAGCTGGCGCACGTTTTGGTGGTTAAGTCCCAGACGCTCGCGACGTGGAGAGCCGAGAGTAAGGGGCCAGATTACGTCAAGCTGGGTAAAAGTATTTTCTATCGCAAGCAGGATGTCTTAACCTGGATCAACGCGAGTGTAGTGTTGACCAGGCGGACAACTTGAGTTCTGAAGTCATTACCATCGAAGTAACCGAGTGGGACCAGATCGAAGCGTTGGAGAGGTGCATTTATAGCCTCACCAACGCGATGGAGAGCTGCGGAGACGAGGAGCTCGAGGGCCTGTTCCAGCACGACATTGCGTGTTTGCTTCTCCTGCGTGAGGAGCTCAAGGACGCAGTCGACTGCTACACAGAGCCGTCGCGCCCCAACTAGGTCCAGGCGGACGCTCCGATCTTCATTCTTGGCCCCGTTGAACGCCGTACTCCCATCAGTCGCGCCGCGATCATGCCGCTCATCCCCCCGTGGGCGGCACTCGCTGCGTACTGAAGGGCGTCGGAGATGTGCGAGTAATCGTTCTTGTCCGGCAGCGGACGGAGCTGGCCGGAGCGCGTCTTGGCGAACCGGTAGCCGCCCGCCATCGCGCGCACGAGCGTTGGGCAGCGGTGCTGGTCGAACAGCATCGCAGCTCCACCATCACGCTGGGCGAGCAGGAAGCTCTCCACCGCCCGCAGGCGGCTGTCGATCTTGTTGGTCGGCGCGGGGTAGCACATGAAGCCCTCGCGCTTGAGAACGTCGAACGAGGTCTCCTCATAGGACGTGGAGCGCTGCGTCCCCGCCGGGTCGCCGACAATGACGACGGGTCGGCCCATATACCGCTCTTGCATGAGTGCCGGTTTGAGTGCGCGTCTGACGTGGAGCTCGAGGCCAATATCCTCCGCGAGCACCTCCTCGAGCACGAGAAGTCGGCCTTTATGGTCCATCTGGCAGATGATCGAGCAAGGATTACGACCAAAGTCCTGGCCGATGATGAGCGGGTGGACCATCACAGGATCGAGATGGTCAACGACATGGAACGCCTGCTTGAAGCTCTCGCGGTACACAGCGGAGCCTGACGGGTCGGCGCCATACTGGGCGTGCACGTAGCGGCGCACCCAGTCCTCGCCGTTGGAGCGCGACAGGCGCTCGTAATACTCCCGGCCACCGGGCAGGTTCTCGATGTTCTCGGCGTCCTCGTCGAGACCGCCTGGCTGGATGAACACCTGCCAGTCGATCGGCACGTCCTGGTCCATCAGCTTCCACCAGTCGCTGCCGATGGTGGGCATGTTGGTGTCGGCGATGATGCCGAACCAGGTCGGGCCACCCTGGGCCTTCGAGGGATAACGACCGCAGCGGCCCGCGATGGCGGGCACTAGGTCGACGGCGATCTCGATGCACTCCGAGATCCACGCGCCCGTGAGCTGCGAGGAGAGCAGTCGGCGCTGGTCCTCGACGTCTTCCAGCGGGATGAGCACCCACTCGGAACGCACGTCGCCGATCGAGATGTAGATCGTGTTCTCGGAGACCTTGAAGGCGGCGATGCCCTCGAGCCAGGTGGTGACGTCCTTGAGGACGGTCATCTTCAACTGGGACAGCGTCTGGCGCAGGATGGCGAAGCGGGTGTGCCTCAGACCATCAGGCCCTGGAGCCTGCTCACAGGCCCGACGGAAGAGCTCGAACAGGCAGGCCGTCGTCTTGCCCGAGCCCACCGGCCCGGCGATGAGGCGGAAGAACGCCTCCGACTTCATGAAACGGGCGCAGGTGGGCGGGGCCGTGAAATTGATTGTGGGCATTACTCGATCTCTTCAGCGTCGATCACGACGGGGGGTAGCTGCTTCTCGAACCGGAGCGAGGCGTCCGCACCCAGGTTGATGGTGACGGAGAACTTCTCGCCGAGGCTCTCGACCCCCACGCCAGCCCTGGAGAAACCGGCCAGGTCCCTGGCCAGCTTGCCCGCCTCGATCTTGGCGTTGAGGCTCTCGGCCCGGTCGTGCATCCGGGTGTTCAGCTCGGGGAGCCACTCCTCGAGCATCGCTGCGGCCTTCAACTTCACACGCTCATGCGTGTTCAGCGTCCCATGCCAGGACGACGCCTCGCTTTCGAGGTAGGCGCGGAACCGGGGGTGTTCCTGGATCGCTTGCCATTGGTTTGGATCGATCTCATGGACTTTGAGTATTTCTTCGATGGGTCTGATGTCCATCGCGATTTCGCGAGCGATCTGCAAGAGTTTCAGCTCGGTTACATTGGCGTCGACTGTGGTCAGGGCAGTCATTTACACTCCCGATACTGGGATCAATAGTTGTCAAGCGGGGGAAACATACTGTATTTAAGGTAGGTTCGTCGAGCTGGCGAACTCGCGGGACCATTTCATGGCTGAACAATTTGTTGGAATGGGCGTCCTCCGGGTGGTGCCCCCGGCTAAACTCGACGCCGCAGTACGAGCGGCAGACGAGGAGCGCGCAGCGCTGCAGGACGCCTCGCAAGAGCCGGTCATGACCAATCTGGCGGGCTACATTCGCTCCCAGTTCGATATGATGAAGCGCCACCGGAACACGGCGTCGGGCTGGACCGACCGTCTCCTGCGCGCTTTGCGCACGTTCAATGGCGTCTACGACCCGACGCAGCTTGCCGAGATCAAGAAGTTCGGCGGCTCCGAGGTCTACGCCCGCATCATCGCGATGAAGTGCCGGGGAGCGTCCTCGCTCCTGCGCGACGTCTATCTCGCGCCCGAGCGCCCGTGGGGCCTCGACCCCTCGCCCGATCCCGAGATCCCCGAGACCGTGATGCAGTCCATCATGCAGCTCGTCGACATCGAGACGGCGACCCTGACGGAAGGCGGCGCTCCGATTGATCCGACCGCCATCCGCGATCGCACCAGCCAGCTCGTCGAGGCGGCACGCCAGGCAGCGAAGAAACGCGCCGAGCGCCGCACCAAGATCTCCGAGGACAAGATCGACGAGATCCTCATCGAGGGCAATTTCTACAAGGCGCTGGCCGAGTTCATCACCGACCTGCCGCTCTTCCCCTTCGCCGTCATGAAGGGTCCCTACGTCAAGATCGTCCCGACGGTGCGCTGGGAGAACGGTCAGCCGACCGTGATGCAGAGCCCGCGCCTCATGTGGTCGCGCATCTCACCCTTCGACATCTGGTTCACGCCCGGCGTCAGCGACATCGAGGACGCTGCCGTCATCGAGCGCTCGCGCCTGACGCGCGCCGACCTCAACGACCTGCTCGACCTGCCTGGCTACAACCAGGAAGCGATCCGCAGCGCGCTGCGCGATTACGGCCAGACGGGGCTCAACGAAGACTACGACGCCGCCACCGACAGCGAGCGAGCGTGGAACGAGAGCCGCGAAAGCCCCTTCATGAACGAGAGCCATCTGATCTCGTGCCTGGAGTACCACGGCAACGTCCAGGGGCAGATGCTCCTCGACTACGGCATGGATGAAGAGCAGGTCCCGGACCCCGAGCGCGACTACTTCGTGCAGTGCTGGCTCGTCGGCCAGTACGTCATCAAGGTCCAGATGTCGCCGAGCCCGCGCAAGCGGCATCCGTATTTCGTGACGTCGTTCGAGAAGGTGCCTGGCACGGTGGTCGGCAACGGCCTGCCCGACATCCTCAACGACATCCAGGACGTCTGCAACGCCTCGCTGCGTGCGCTCGTCAACAACCTCTCCATCTCGTCCGGCCCGCAGGTCGTGGTCAACGACGACCGCCTGTCGCCCGACGAGGACGGCGAGGAGCTCTATCCGTGGAAGCGCTGGCACGTCCAGACGGACCCGATGGGTAACAACGGGGCTCCGCCGATCAGCTTCTTCCAGCCCAACTCGAACGCTTCGGAGCTGCTCGGTGTCTACCAGAAGTTCTCAGAAATCGCCGACGAGATCTCGGCAATCCCGCGTTACCTCTCTGGCGCGGGTGCTGCTGGAGCGGGGCGCACTGCCTCCGGTCTGGCGATGCTTATGGGTAACGCCAGCAAGGTTCTCCAGACCGTTGCAGCGAACATCGACCGGGACATCCTCGATCCGCTTTTGAGGCAGCTCCTGGACATGATCCTGCTGACGGACGAGACCGGGATGCTGTCCGGCGACGAGACCGTCAAGGTCATGGGCGTGTCGGTCGCGGTCCAGAAAGAGACGCAGCGTTCCCGCCAGCTCGAGTTCCTGCAGATCACGGCCAACCCGATCGACAGCCAGATCGTCGGTCCCAAGGGTCGCGCCGCACTGCTTCGCGCGGTCTCCGAAACGCTCGGCCTGCCCGGCTCCAACATCGTCCCGTCCGAGGACGACATGGACAAGCAGATGCAGGCCGCTCAGATGCAGGCCATGGCCGCAGCAGGCGGTCAGGCGCAGGGCGGTCAGGCTCCGCAAGGCGGCAACGTCACGCAGGACATGGGTCCGCGCACCTCCATCGCAGGAGGTCCGTGATGGCCTTCAACCCCTTCGCCGGACCCAAACGCCCCGACGCGCCGAGCTACGACGCGGCCTACCAGGAAGCCTCGCGTCAGACAGCAGCCAACGCTGCCGCCTGGCGTCCGCAGAAGGTCAGCCCGCAGGACATGAAGGCCCAGCTCGCCCAGAAGCTCGCCGCCTGGCGGGCTCAGCCGGTGGGTGCAGGCGGTCGTCGCGCGCTCCCGGTCGGAACACCCCAGGTGCCCTATCAGCGGGTCAACCCGCAGGACATCTACAATCAGCGGATGACTGCGTACCAGCAGCAACTCGCTGACTGGCAGAGGCAGCAGGAAGAATGGCAGCGCCAGCAGCGCGAGTACTTCCAGCAGCAGAACATCGATTACGGCGGCGGTAGTGGCGGCGACGGCGGCTCCAATTTCGGGGGCGGTGGCGACAGTGACAGCGCTGGCGGGTCTCCCGCAGGCGACGGCGGCGGTGCGATGGGCGGTGCCATGTCGCGCGGCGGGATGGTCAGCAAGTTCTCAAAGGGCGGGATGGTCAGCGACAGCTTCTCTGCGCTGTCGCGCAAGCTCGCCAAGAAGCGGAGCAAGTGATGCGCGCACCGAAGGTATCGACCAAGACACCGCGCCTCAAAGCCGTCGCAGGCGGCGAGGTGCCGATCCAGAAAATCGGACAGATGAGAGGCAAGGGCATGAACGCAGGTGGTTCGCCCAACGACCTCAAGAAGCTGTTTCCCAAAGGTTCCCGCTTCGCTCCGAAGTTTTCGAAGGGCGGGAAAGTGAGCAAGCGCGACTGCGGTTGCAAATAACCTGGCCAGGTAAGGAGTGATCCATGAAGTCCAAGGTTGAGAAGACCGGCATGTCCGGGTTCGAGTTCGCCAAAGGTGGCTCGAGCGGTATGCACAAGTTCACCCCGTCGAAGACGCAGGAGCCCGGTCAGACCGGCCCGGCTGGCACCGACACGGGTGAGTTTGCCAAGGGCGGCAAGCGTCTGGGCGACATCCAGCGTCCGTCGATGACCCAGAAGCCCGCGTGAGGCTTCCATGAAGCCTGACGCAAAGAAGCCTGCCAAGGAGATCAAGGCGGAAATGCTTCCGTCTCGGTTCTCTCGCACAGATGTTACGGGCGACGTCTCTTACGCCCGTATCAACAACAATTACGCGAAGAAGCCTCCGGCTGATCCTGTCCTCGACACGACGGCACAGAACTATTTCCGCGTAATGATCGGTGGCCGATGAATGATCGCGAGTTGATCCTCGCAGCGGCCAAATTAGCGAGAACGGCCCCTGAGAACTGGAACGAGTTCTTGGGGGCTCTCGCCGCACATACTGACAATCAAATCTCCAACTGCATCTCGTCGCCGCTCGAGGCGCTCCCCCAGAACCAAGGCCGCGCCCAATCCATGGTCGCGCTCCTCAAGGTGCTGCGTGAGTGCCTGAAGACCGCCGACCAGATTGAAGGAAAACGTAGATGAGCACGCCTCAAATTGACGAAAGCGTCATGATCCCCGCCGCCGTGAAGGCCGCAGGTGCCGCCGCCGAAGCCTATTACCAGCAGGAAGCCCAGGAAACCGCGAATGGGGACCAGGAAGCGCAGCCGGAGAAAATCTCCGCTGAAACCGAGGCCAAAGAGCCCGAAGCCCGACAGGAAGAGACCAAGAGCGGCGTTACTTTCGAGAGTACCCCGGAAGCCAAATCGGAAGACGAGCAGTCCTGGGAACACCGATACAAGTCCATGAAGGGGCGGTTCGACCGCTCGCAGGACCAGATCCGCTCGCTGTCCGAACAGATCCAGAGCTTGCAGGGCGTCATCTCCACGATGCAGGCGACTTCGCCCGCGCCCGCGTCCGCCGAGGCCGAAGCGGCCATCGAGCGCCTGATTACGCCCGAGGAAGAGAGCGATTACGGGTCGGAGTTCCTCAAGGTGGTGGGCAAGAAAGCCCGCGAGGAGCTGCTGCCGGTCATCAACAAGTATGAGGCCAAGATTGCCCAGCTCGAAGGGCAGTTGCAGGGCGTTGGCGGGAAGATTGCGCAGGATGCCCGGCAGCATATGTTGACGCAGCTCGACGAGCGACTGCCAAACTGGCGTGAAATCAACCGAGATGAAACCTTCCTGAATTGGTTACAGTTGCCAGACCTTTATTCTGGTGCTATTAGACATGAACTATTGAAGGCTGCATACGAGCGGAACGACGCCCCTCGGGTCGCGGCTTTCTTCACAGGCTTCCTCGCTGAAGAGGCTGCTGTGGCCCCCGCGAATGGAGAGGCTGGCCGGAGCGAAGCTCCCGCCAAACCGTCTCTCGATCAGTTCGCGGCTCCCGGCAGAGCCAAGTCTGCGGCAGCGACGACCGCTCCCGCTGAGAAGCCCTTCTTCACACGCGCTCAGATCGCGAAGTTCTACGCTGACGCCGCTGCGGGCAAGTATCGCGGGCGAGATGCGGACAGAGATCGGCTCGAAAAGCAGATCTTCGACGCTCAGCGAGAAGGGCGCATCAGGTAAATCCTTCTCTGAGGAGCCACTTCCATGGCATTTCCTAACGCAGGTGCGGGCACGACCCCTCCGATTTGGCCGACTGGTTCGACCTCCAACAACCTCGCCTCCACGGGCTTCATCCCCCAGATCTGGTCGGGCAAGCTCGTCGAAAAGTTCTACGCGAACACTGTTCTCGCGGCGATCTCGAACACCGACTACGAAGGTGAGATCCGCAACCAGGGCGACCTGGTCAAGATCCGCACGAAGCCGACGGTTTCGATCAAGGATTACCGCGCTGACGGTGACCTCGAAATCGAACGCCCGACGGGCAACGTGCTCGAGCTGAACATCGACAAGGGCAAGTACTTCGCCCTCGCCCTCGACGACGTGATGGAGATCCAGTCGGACCTCAACATCATGTCGATGTGGGCTGACGATGCTTCGCAGCAGTTCAAGATCACGGTCGACACGGACGTCCTCAAGGGCATCCTCGGCGGCTGCGTGGCTCAGAACCGTGGCACGACGGCTGGCAAGATCTCCGGCAACATCAACCTCGGTGCAACGACGACCCCGCTCGCGGTGGTCTCGAACTCGCCGGGCGCCGGTCAGGTCGACATCCTCGACGCGATCCTTCGCATGGGCCAGGTGCTCGATGAACAGAACATCCCGGAAGATGGCCGCTGGCTCGTCCTCCCGGTGTGGGCTGCTTACCTCATCAAGCGCTCGGAACTCCGCCAGGCTTACCTGACGGGTGACGCGGTTTCGCCGCTCCGTAACGGTCGCGTTGGTCAGGTGGACCGCTTCACGCTGTACACCTCCAACCTGCTCCCGAGCGGCGTTGCTGGTGGTCTGGCTGCTGGCGAATACGCCATGTACGCCGGTCACAGCCACGGCCTGACGTTCGCCTCGCAGTTCACGAAGGTCGAGACGATCCGCTCCGAGCGTTCGTTCTCGAACATCCTGCGTGGTCTCCAGGTGTACGGCTACAAGGTCGTCGACGGTATCGCTCTGTCGCAGGCGATCATCACCAAGGCGTAAGCCTTGACGCTCCCCCGGTCTTGAAAACCGGGGGAGCACTTTGTCTTTTGCGGGGTGATCGATGGCGCTCGATACGGTCCAGGATTACATCGACCGGGCTCGGGTCCTCTTGCAGGACACGGTACAGCCCTATCGTTACTCGACCACAGATCTGGTCGAGGCTCTCTCCGAGGGCATCCTCGAGACGCGCCGCCTTCGTCCCGACCTCCTGCAGAATTACTTTCGCAGTAACCTGCCGGACTTCTCTGCGTCGAACATGGCGCAGGCCGTCCCGATCGACCCGCAGTATCGGATGGCGTTCATCTACTACATCTGCGGCATGACCCAGCTCCGCGACGACGAGAACGTCCAGGACAGCCGTGCTGCGCTGTTCATGAACAAGTTCATCTCGCAGATGCTGACGATTACGGCGTGAGGCATCGATGGCCAGCATCGACATGAACCGCCTCATGGACAACGCCAGGATCAAACTTCCTGGCGCGCTGGACGGCGTTCTCCAGATGGAGATGGTCAACGTCCTCAACGAATTCTTCAACGGCTCGAACCTCTGGTACGAGGACATCCCGTTCCAGGTCACGCCAACGTCCGACAGCTACCTCGAGAACCCGGCTGCGTGGACCTACACGATCGTGCCGTCGCAAGGTCAGATCAACCGCCTGATGTGGGTGATGACCTCCGAAAGCCTGCCTGTTCCGGTCGGGATGCCAATCCCCGGCGAGCTCATCCTCGGACGCCAGCCGAGCCAGGCCGACACCTATACCGCCCGCGTTGCACTCGTCCTGGGCGACCAGACGACCCGCGAGGGCTACCCCGATTTCCCCGACTGGATCTTGAGCAAGTACTACCCGGACCTGCTCGACGGCATCCTCGGCGCGATGATGGGTCAGCTCGCGAAAC